ATGGACACAACAGCATTTGAATCGACGTACCACACCGCAGCAGCCAAGCTCGCGCTCCTAGGCGCGAAGGCGGCGTTTGTGGTTGGTGGTGTGAAGGTTGCAGCTGTCGCCGCTCCCGTTTATGGTGTCTATCGTGGGGTGAACTACCTCAGGTGGTATTTGAGGACTCGCAGTCAAGCCCAGGTGATGGAGCACTACGTAAACACACTGGACTACGACCACGAGCGCTCTCCTGACTTCCTCGCCGAGGTTCCCGAACCAACGGCAGTGGCGGAAGACCCCAGTGTGAACGAAGCTGGGGCTGCCCCCGAATTGCCGCCCACTTGGCTAGAGGGCGGTGACGACGAGGTTGTCATGCAGAGAAACTTCCCTGAGGTGGAGGAGGATCCGGCCAAACCGGCTGAGCCGGTGCAACCGGAAGAACCTGCGGAGGGACCTACCGAGGAACCCTCCCAAAATGGGGCAGCACCCGCCCATCGCCGTAGGAGGCGAAAAGGGGCCCTGGTCCGGGAGTTCATCATCGAAGGCAAGAATCGCTTTGGAACTCCCAGCCGCACTCCAGCCAATTTCCTCGCTGTCACCCGATTCGTGGTACAGTGCATGGAGAAGGCCACCGTGCGGAAGTGCGACCAGGCCGCTATCAGAACCACCGTCGTAGCAGCAATCTTTGTCCCCTGTGACAAGGATATACTCGTGGCGGAGGCCCTCGACCATCCGGTCTTGAGCTGGCGCTTTAAGCGCTGGCTCAACACCGCGATGGGCCGAGGGAACTGTTAGCGGGGCCCTGGGGTGTCACACGGGCTCAACACCTGTACCAAGCTACGGCCTGGTCGGTTGAAAGGAGGCTGGTGCCGTGTGACTCAAACCCCAGGGACACCCAAAGTCCGTAGAGTGGTTTCGTTTGCTAGAATCGGGGCAGCGAACCGCTACGGAGTTCACAACGCTAACGTAGCCAATGCCACGCGAGCAGTGATGGAGAGGATCTTCTATGTGGAGAGGGAGGGCAAGTTTGAACCGCCCCCCCAGCCAGCCCCCGGCTCCCTCCGACGCCTTCTGCGAAAATTTCGGCGCAGACTCAAGCGCATAGCGCCTACGACCGCCCCTATCTCCAGAGATGAGTTCTTGGATTGCTATAAGGGCCGCAAACGTCGTGTGTACGAGTCTGCTGCTGAGAGCCTGGACGTGACCCAGGTTGAGCGGAAGGATGCTTTTCTGTCTTCGTTTGTTAAACCGGAGAAGACGAACATCACTGAAAAGGGCGACCCAGCACCCAGGGTCATCCAACCTCGCAGCGCGCGCTACAACGTTCGTGTTGGACAATACATAAAACCGATAGAGCACACCCTGTATCACGCGATCGACGTGATTTTTGGGGCACCAACCGTCGCTAAGGGGAAGAACGCGATACAGAGAGCCGCCATGCTTAAAGAAGCGTGGGATTCGATGGACGACCCAGTCGCCGTCTTGCTAGATGCACGCCGATTTGATCAGCATGTGTCTGAAGACGCGCTCGGCTGGGAACACAGCGTCTACAATGCTCTCTTCATGAACGACCCTGAGCTACAGAGGCTACTCGCCTGGCAACTGGACAACCGCGGATTTATCTACTGCGCGGACGGTTCCGTCAAGTACCGTGTGCGTGGACGACGCGCTTCTGGGGACATGAATACTGCCCTCGGAAACGTGTTGCTCATGTGCGCCTTGATGTGGACCTACCTCCGGGAAATAGCCGGCAAGGCCTTCCGTCTTATCAACGACGGCGACGATTGTGTGGTGATACTCGAGAGGCGTCATTTCCAAACCCTGAAATCCACTTACAAGGAGTGGTTCCGCAAGTGTGGCTTCACCATGAAGCTCGACGGATACACTGACAAGTTCGAGAAGATCTCGTTCTGCCAAGCCTAGCCAGTCTTTGATGGCGAACGTTGGGTTATGGTGCGAGATCCTCGAGTAACACTCGACAAGGACAACATCAGTGTCAAGCCCATCCCCGATGAGAGGACGTGGCTCCTTCAGCGCAAAGCGATATCCCAGTGTGGGTTAGCTCTCGCCGGCAACATTCCGGTCTATGGGGCTTTCTACAGCATGCTGGATGTCAAAGGCGTGGAAGTCGAGCGCGGACTCGAGACGGGGATGGATTACTTGGCCAGGGGCATGGAGGGGGGACGTCGAGCCGTTGC